TCAGTAGAATTGGTGCTAAACTCAAGAGAGGTATTGGTAAAGCAGCAAGAGCAGTATCTAGAGGTTCTAGAAACTTAGCACGTAAGATGGATGAAGCAGTTTATGGAGGTACTCCACCAGAGAAAAAAGACACCCGTATGGTTGTTACGAATGCTGATAAGAAAGCAAATACTCTTGCATATCAAAAGATGAAGGCAGGTGATAAACGTTATAAGTCTGCTGATCACATGAATGAGGGTGATGGTGATCCTTGCTGGGATTCCCACAAGCAAGTTGGAATGAAGAAGAAAGGTGGTAAGATGGTTCCCAACTGCGTTCCCAAGAACGAAGAGGTTGAAGTTGATGAAGCAATGTCATCTTACGATAAGAATCGTAAGAGAGCAGCACAAAGAGCAGCAGACAGAAACGCAGCAAGAGCAGCAGGTAAAACTGGTGTAGTTCCCGGTGTAGGTTATGTAACTGCTAGAAAGGAGAAAGAAACATATACTGACGAGAAAGGAACCGTCCGTCATAAGTCTGGTGCTAGGAATGAAGAAGTTGAGACTGAAGTTGAAGAGGGTTACCAAGAACTCTCAAGAGGTAAGAGAAACACCATGTTCCGTAAGGCAGGTAACCTGTCACGCACAGCACTACAAGGTGGCGACAAAGGAACTGAGGCAGGCAAAAAATCTGGTAAGATTGTCAAGGCATTGAACAAGGATGCTGAGAAGTACAATAGAAATGATGTGAAAGAAGATGCATCAATGACTCCTCAAGAGATTGCACTTCAAAAGAAGAAAGCAATGCTTGATAGAATGATTGCTCAGAAAAGACAGCAGGGTCTTAACAAAGCAAACAAATCTGAAGCACCTGCGAAAGCAATGGGTGAAGAAACCGAAGACTCTTTGAAGGATCGTCGCATGGAACGTGGTGGTGTTGATGGCAACAACCGTTACAAGAGTGCTCCGAAGAATGTTGCTATGGGTGGTGGAAAGAAAAAACCTTATGATGGTATGTCTGCACTTGAGAAAGTAAAGGCAAGTATCCGTGCCAAGCATGGTCAGGGTGCTATCATGGATACCAAGAAGAAGTAATGCCTGCTGTATCTAAGGCACAGCAAAGGTTTATGGGTATGGTTTATGCCACCAAGAAAGGTGACATGACCAACCCTTCACCTGAGGTTGCTAAAGCAGCAGCATCAATAAAGAAGAGTGATGCGAAAGACTTTGCGTCAACTAAGCACAAGAAACTCCCTGAGAAGAAAGTTGCAAAAGAAGCAACAGATTTCTCACAAAGAGATAAGGTTATGAAGAAAGCAAAACCTCTTCATAAACATCTATATAATAGACTTCACAAGAAGGACACTTCTGGCGATGTGAATGAAAGAATTGATTATGCTGACTCTAAGCAAATGAAAAAATATGCTGATGAGAAAAAGAAGCATAAGGAACAGGATAGGAGAATGAAGTTTGGTAAGTTTTCCAAACGTGCCGAAGAGGCAAGAGACCGTCTTCGTCCTGGTGAAGTAAAACGTTATGACAAAAAGTTAGGACGATACGTTTCTAACAAAGAGTAACGATATATAGTATTAACAACTGAGGTTTACTATGCTATCCTTTCTACTACCATTAGCAGCAAAAATTATTAAAGATGCTGTTGCAAATATTCCAGAGAATGAAGAACTCGGTGAGAAAATGGTTGAGATCTGTCTTGTTATTCTTGCTAAGGCAGTTAAGTTGACCAAGACAGATATGGATGATCAACTCTTAGAAGTTGTCACAAAGGCAATTAAAAATAGAGAAGAAGCACCAGAATGAATATATGGGGACCATATGATAAGGTCTCCTTTTTTATAAATATCTTATAGCAAATAAATTAAACAAGAGAGAGAAACATGGCACTCTGGGGAAATAATGATAACCTGAATTCTTCGGGAACTGTATCAGTTAACTATGCCAATAGAACCGTAACTGGAACTGGGACGACTTTTGGTGCCGCAGGTGCTGGACATACTGAGGCGCAAGTTGGTGATGTTATTCGTTTTGGACAAGCATTTGGTGGGGCAGTAAGTTTTCATGGTGATGCTGTTATTGTCGGTATTGCAAGCACAACTCATCTAACTATTGATTCTACTGCGGGATTGAGTGGTCAAGAAATTACCGCATCCCAATTCCAAATCAGTCAGTCACCTAAGAGTTCTCCTACGGATGCTGCACATAACCAAAGTAGTGGTAGATTTAACGATCCTGATAGATTAAAATTAACTACCACAACCTCTGCTAGAATTGGTATCGGAACTACAGTTATTACTATTACTGGTGATGCTGGTGGTAACAATGTTGGTGCTGTTGCAGACGTAGACACTGTATTCGTTGGTTTCGAAGCTGGTCATCTGATACAAGGACATAAAATTCACTCTGCAACTGCTGCATCTGGTGGAATCAGTACGATCTTCATCAATTCGCCAGGACTTGATGTAACTTCACTCACATATCGTCACGTTTTCGCAGGTGGATCAACAGCAGGATCAGACACAGTTACTGTAGTACAATCTCACGGACACGACGTTAGTCTGATTAAAGAAGGTGATACATTCGTTCATAGTTCAGATAGAATCGGCATCGGAACTATTAGAAAAGGATTAGTTGCATTTGAAAAAAGACTTGTCCTTGATACTCCCCTTGGTGTAGAAGTTGGTCCTGGAGCTAACATTGATATTGAGTATGGTGCTAGATCTGGTGCTCCAGTGACTGTCAATGGTGCTGAAACTCTTGGTGGTAAAGAAACCAATGTTGTTGGTGTCTCCACTGCTGGAGTTCAGGCTTCTGCAACAACTCAGTTTGAAACTGGTGCTGGTTGGGTTGGAGTTACAACATATACCGACACGCATGGTAATTTAAGAGTTAAGAAAGAGGTTCTTGTTGCAATGTCTGGTATTCAGACTGGTAACCTGCCAATTTACGATGGTGACCCATTTAATTGATAATGTAGTATGATATTTAATGAATTGAATGAGGATAATTTCCTTTTGTTTGCTATTAAACATTATGAAAACCCTCAAGCAGTAACAAAAGAAGATTTTGATAGGGATTTAAATCACTTCAAATATATCAAAAGATTATTGAAACGATATAAGAATTCGGGTCAACTTAAGACCCATCTTCTTTTGAATCACTTTATTATTCTTTATAACATTTTTGGTGAAGCAACTACTCCAATGTTGTTTTTTAAAATTGAAAGAGAACTATGGTCTGCCATGAAAAGTTTTATTATTTTTCTTGGTAGATTTCCTGAATATCCACATTCAGATATTCATGATATCCAAGTAGATATGTTATGTTTGACTGAACTTTACAAAATCTACAATGCAGAAAATGGCAATTAATAAAGTATTAGACATTATTCGTTCTCACTTATATGAACAACCAACTAATAATGTTGGTGGTGGAAAGATTGCTGGTACTGTTGAGGCAGGGGACAATCCTCCTGTAAGAAAGAAAAAGAGATATATTTATCAGAAAGGTTTAAGAAAAACTTGGAAACCTTAAGATGGAAGAAGAAGTTAAGGTTGCAGTACTAGAAACAAGATTACAAAACTTTGAGACACTTGTCACAAGGTTAGACTCTGCTATAGAAAAAATTGCAGAGGTAAATAACAATGTATCTAGGATGTTAGCCGTCCATGAACAGAGAATTTCTAAGCAAGAAGAGATCGACGAAGTATTGTTTGATAAGATCGACAAACTCCGTGATAAAATGGACAGCGATCATGACAACGTTACTCAACGATTATCATTACTGGAACGAAAACTTTGGATTGGCATCGGAGCATTGGGAGCAGTACTGATAATTACTAATCCACAAGCTATCAAGATGATAAGACCATTGCTTTCATCTGCAGAAAGTGCTATAGTGCAACCAGTGGTAGCTTCTGTGAATGAATCACGTTGATTCAAAGTTTATTAATCTCCTTTCAGCAAAACTACAAAAGTTCAAAAGAGTAAAATCAAACCTATATAACTTTCGGTGTCCAATTTGTGGAGACTCGCATAAGAATAAGTCAAAGACGAGAGGGTATCTTTACTCTGTAAAAACAGATGTCAACTACAAGTGTCACAACTGTGGTGCTTCGATGACTTTTAGTAGTTTCTTAAAACAGCAGGATCCTATTCTTCACAAACAGTACGTGTTTGAAAGATTTAAACAAGGGACTACTGGTAGGGGAACAATAGTTGAAGAACCAACTTTTCATTTTGAAACACCAAAGTTTAAAAAGAAGATAAATCTACCAAAGGCATCAGAGAATCCTAACTCTGCAGGTTACTTAACTGCTAGAAAACTTGATCCAGATAATTTTTATTATGCTGAAAAGTTTAAGAAGTTTGTAAACACACTCAAACCAACCTTTGAAGATACAAAGCATGATGAAGAGAGGATAATTATTCCACTTTATTATGAAAAGAACTTAATTGGATTGCAGGGAAGATCTATAGGTCCAAGTAAGGTTAAATATATCACGGTAATGCTTAACGACAATGCACCAAAAATCTACGGACTTGATAACATCAGAAAAGATGCTCCAGTCTATATCACAGAAGGACCTTTCGACAGCACGTTCATTCGCAACTCGATTGCTATGTGCGGAGCTGATGCTAATGTTGATCATTGGGGGATCAGCAATCCTGTTTGGATCTATGATAATGAACCCAGGAACATTGAAATCGTCAGACGTATTGGACACACAATCGATAATGGCAACTCCGTAGTCATTTGGCCTGAAAGCATAGATGATAAGGATATAAATGATATGGTGATGTCTGGACTGGATGTGCAGTCTGTGATAGAATCAAATACATACTCTGGATTAGAAGCAAAACTTAAATTTACCACCTGGAAGAAAATATGAGTAACGGCACCAAGGTTAAAAAAAGAGATGGTCGAATTGAACCTCTTGCCCTAGATAAGATGCATTTAATGGTCGAAGAGGCATGTGAGGGTCTTGCAGGAGTGTCTGCAAGTCAAGTTGAAATGAAGTCAGGTATTCAATTTTATGATGGAATTACTACAGGAGAAATTCAGGAAATCCTAATTCGATCTGCTTCTGATCTTATTGATCTTGATCATCCCAACTATCAGTTTGTAGCAGCAAGACTGCTTCTGTTTGCTCTCCGTAAGAGTCTCTATGGAAAGATGAGAGAACTTCCTCATCTTGAAGCACATATTATGGATTGTACTAATATTGAGGTTTATGATAAAGATATTTTCCTTAAGTATTCAAAGGAAGAAATTAATAAGGCAAATGGATTTATTGATCATGATCGTGATTTTTTGTTTACCTATGCTGGTCTAAGGCAGGTTGTAGATAAATACCTAGTACAGGATAGAAGCACAAGTGGAGTGTATGAAACTCCACAGTTCATGTATATCATGATTGCTTTGACTATTTTTGCACAGTATCCTAAAGATACTCGCATGTCATACGTTAAAAGGTATTATGACGCAATCTCCAAACACAGACTCAACATCCCAACGCCAATCATGGCAGGGGTCAGAACCCCATTGCGTCAGTTTGCGAGTTGTGTTCTCGTTGATGTTGATGACACCCTCGATTCTATCTTTAGCAGTGACATGGCTATTGGTAAATATGTTGCACAACGTGCAGGAATCGGCATCAACGCAGGTAGAATCCGTGGCATCAACTCTAAAATCAGAGGTGGAGAGGTACAACACACAGGCGTGGTCCCCTTCCTTAAAAAGTTTGAATCAACTGTACGATGCTGCACACAAAACGGTATCAGAGGTGGTTCTGCTACAGTTCACTTTCCTATCTGGCACCAAGAAATAGAGGACATTATTGTTCTCAAAAACAACAAAGGCACAGAAGACAATCGGGTACGCAAACTTGACTACTCAATCCAAATTTCAAAACTTTTCTACGAACGTTTCATTAAGAATGGAGAGATTAGCTTGTTCTCACCGCATGACGTACCGGGTCTGTATGATTCCTTTGGTACTGACAGGTTCGATGATCTATATGTGGGGTTTGAACGAGATGAGTCTATTCCAAGAAAGACTATTGGGGCACAAAAATTAATTCTAGATATCTTAAAGGAGAGAGCAGAGACTGGTCGTTTGTATATTATGAACATCGATCACTGTAACAGTCATTCTTCCTTTAAAGATAAGGTGAATATGAGTAATCTGTGTCAGGAGATTACCCTTCCCACAGATCCAATTAATCATATTGATGATGAGTTTGGTGAGATTGCATTGTGTATTCTTTCTGCGATTAATGTTGGTAAGGTTAAATCTGATGAAGAATTAGAGGATCTTTGCGACCTTTCAGTTCGTGGTCTTGAGGAACTGATTGACTATCAAGAGTATCCTGTAAAGGCAGCAGAACGTGCTACAAAGGCACGTAGATCCCTTGGAATTGGTTTCATTGGTCTGGCGCATTACCTTGCTAAACTAGGGTTTAAGTATGACTCACAGGAGGCATGGGACGCAGTTCATGGACTCTCTGAAGCATTTCAATATTATCTCCTAAAGTCTTCTAATCAAATTGCTAAGGAGAAAGGATGGTGTGCAGATTTTGGTCGGACTAAGTATGCTGATGGAGTTCTTCCAATTGATACATATAAGAACGATGTAGATGAAATTTGCAATCAGGAGTTAGTACATGATTGGGAAGGTCTTAGGGCATCTATCAATGAGTTCGGACTCCGACACAGTACTCTGTCCGCACAGATGCCATCGGAGAGCAGTTCCGTTGTGTCAAATGCAACCAATGGAATCGAACCACCTAGAGACTACCTGTCCATTAAAAAATCAAAGAAGGGGCCTCTTAAACAAATTGTTCCCCAATATAATTCATTAAAAAACAATTATACTTTGTTGTGGGACATGGAATCCAATCGTGGTTACATTAATGTTGTTGCTATGATGCAAAAATTCTTTGACCAGGCAATTTCTGGTAACTGGAGTTACAATCCTGAGCAATATCCTGACAATGAAGTTCCGGTGTCCACCATGGCACAAGACTTTTTAACTACATATAAGTACGGTTGGAAAACCTCTTACTATCAAAATACTCATGATATGAAAAATGATGAGGTAGTAGAAGAATCTAAACCAGATTTACAAAATTTGTTAACCGAATTAGAACAAGCCGAGGAGGGAGAGTGTGAATCCTGTGCAGTTTAAGATTTCATCCGTAGAGGATAATAGTATGACACAAGTTAAGGGCATGACGGTCTTTAACACTGAACCAGTTAATACCAAAAAGCAACCGATGTTCTTTGGTAAACCTCTGGGAATTCAAAGATATGATTCTTATAAGTATCCTATCTTTGATAAACTCACCACACAACAATTAGGATACTTCTGGAGACCTGAAGAGGTTTCTTTGCAGAAGGATCGTGGTGACTATCAAACTCTTCGTCCAGAGCAAAAGCACATCTATACTTCTAACCTGAAGTATCAGATTATGCTTGACTCTATTCAGGGTCGTGGTCCTGGTATGGCATTCATTCCCTACTGTTCTTTACCTGAACTAGAAGCATGTATGGAGGTCTGGGGGTTTATGGAGATGATCCATAGTCGTTCCTACACATACATCATCAAAAACATCTACAGTGATCCATCAGAGGTCTTTGATAAGATTGTGACAGATAAACGCATTCTAGAACGTGCTAGTAGTGTTACAGAAGCATATGATGACTTTATCTCTAGCGCTCATCAATATGACAACAGCACTATGTGGCAACTTGCTAATGATGGTCATATTGCAGGTAAGATTGATCGTTATGAATTGAAACGTAAACTTTATAGGGCAGTTGCTAACGTCAACATTCTGGAAGGTATACGGTTCTATGTCTCCTTTGCTTGCTCCTTTGCGTTTGGTGAACTTAAACTCATGGAAGGAAGTGCAAAAATCATCTCACTAATTGCTAGGGATGAAAATCAACACCTTGCAATCACTCAGAATATTTTGAACAAGTGGAGGAAAGGTGATGATCCTGAGATGTCACGGATTATGAAAGAAGAGGAAGAGTGGACTTACAAGGCATTTGATAATGCAGTTAATGAGGAGAAACGTTGGGCAGACTATTTGTTCAAGGATGGATCTATGATCGGTCTAAATGACAAACTACTTCAGCAATATGTCGAGTGGGTTGCTAATCGTCGTCTTAAGGGAATCGGTCTGCGTCCTGTATACGACATTGCAGCAAATGCTAACCCGTTGCCTTGGACACAGCATTGGATCTCTTCTAAGGGACTTCAAGTGGCACCACAGGAAACTGAGGTGGAGTCCTATGTTGTTGGTGGTATCAAGCAAGATGTGAAAAAGGACACATTCAGTGGATTCCAACTTTGAATTATGCTTAAATAGGGGAAACAACTTTTTTATATACTTATGCCTAAGAATGAATTGAAGAAAGAAGAGTTGAAAAATCGTGTGCTCAAATTGAAAAATGATGTATACGATGAACCTGATACCATGTGGAAGGGAGATCGAGATATGGCACATAAATATCTCGATAAGGTATTAAACATTATTGATGAGTATCGATATTGATTATGAAAATCCATGGATCTATTTGGAGAGACCTTTTACTAGTGACGATGTTCACGACTACTATGGTTTTGTTTATAACATTACCAATCTCACAAACCAACGACAGTACATTGGGCGAAAGTATTTTTGGAGTCATCGAAAACCTCCAGGAAAAAAACGCAGAGTAAAAAAAGAATCTGATTGGAAAAAGTATTATGGGTCTTGTCCAGAACTTAGGGAAGATATTGAAAGAATCGGCAAACATAATTTTAGTAGGACTATCCTCAGCCTTCATAAAACACCTGGCAAAACAAACTTCGAAGAAACAAAACAACTCTTCCTCAAAGGAGTCCTTACCGAATCCCTTGACACAGGAGGACCTGCATACTACAATGGAAACATCCTCAGCAGGTACTTCCGAAAAGACTACTATGATGGAAACTGAAGAAATTGTATCCGAAGTTCGTGAATGGGCAATTGATAAAGTCCAAGAGTATAACGGAAAGGGTGTAGAGAGAATCTACGATCAACTAGCAATCATGGCAGAATTTGATGAATGGTTCGATCCTAAAGAAGATTTAGAAGTCATATCACTTGACGAAATTACAGAACAACAGTATGATGACTTTGTTGATCACTCAGACGGTATCGAAAGAGCATAATCAACTGCGGTGATCCCCTTGGTAGTTCAGGGTTAGCGGCGACAGGAACTACCACCTGACTCAATAGCTCAGCAGGATAGAGCAACTGCCTTCTAAGCAGTCGGTCGTAGGTTCGAATCCTACTTGAGTCGCTGGGCATTGGAAGAGACCACCACCTCCTCTTTCATATAAGGCCCACTTATATGCGGGTGTAGTTCAGTGGTAGAACGTCAGCCTTCCAAGCTGAATGTCGTCGGTTCGAACCCGATCACCCGCTTTCTCCAAGTTTTTTTATGTCAGAGTATGATTTTGGAGGACTTGAA